GCTTAAAAAATCAGAAGATAATAAAATCATCTCCGATTTGAATGAGCTATCAAAATGATATAATTATTCTGCTAAAAAAAATAGCTGTTGCACAAATGTTGCACAGTACTTTATAGAAAGCTTGATATATCAGCATTTATAGTTACTAAAAAGGAACATATATGGATCAATTAGATCCAAAATATAGGGGTTTATAATTTTTAGAGAACTTCAAAACCCTATTTTTATACGATTTGATGTTTTAATAAAACATAGAAATTTCTACAGTGTTGCACAAATGTTGCACAAAAAAGCCACCCCAGAGCATAAGCTCTAGAGTGGCTTCTTTGATATATTTAGATTTAATAAATTTAGAGGGGCTGATTTTTTCACTTCCTCTCATATAAATATTCTAATTAATTATATTATAAGACAATATAGGCACGATTGCCTGTGACATACACCTGCTTGCCTTTGTGCAAATCCTTGATTTTCAGGAAGCGCCCGACACGACCTTGAATCTCAACTTTCGAGTTAAGAGCCAAACCATACACTTTTTTTGCGTCAGCCTTTGGAGCATCAAGTGCATGAGTGTTAGACATCACGATTTTGGCAACACCATGTTTAGCATCGTTATATGCAATCGGATTGGCTTTGACGTATACAGCTCTTCCATCAAAATATTGGTTCTTGCCAACCTTAACAGCGCCATTTTCCAGTCCGAAAACTTGCCAGACAGAACCACAAGGTTTTAGCTTATCGCTCTCACGCTTGTCTAACTTTGAGCTAGTGTAAACGTATGCTCCTTTGGCGTTAGACACAACTGCAACAGCACCGATATCCCACTTGACTACGGGGTGCTGAGAGAGCGATTCTGCGCTCTTGTTCGTTGATTTTGATTGAGAACTACCCGAACTGGTCTTTAAATCGATTAAACAGATGTTGCCATCAACACCTAAACCACGGTAATTGTCCGTGAATTGCCAAATTGCTACTCCGTCCATTGATGGGAAGTAATTGAAGTCAGCATAATCTTGTCGACCACTAATTTTATAAGATGCTACCCATAAGCATGTGCCATAGGATTTTACAAATCTTGAAACCTGTAGGTTAGCTCTAAAGACAGACGCACTTGCATAAACGAGTGGCTTGTATCCAGCTTCCTTGATAACTTGCATAGCGGCAAGGATAGCATCAGTGTTAGCAGTTGGATCACCGTACACTGAATTGGCTAATCCTTGCTCGAAGTCATCAGCAAGATAGCTACCAGTTGGAATACCAAGTGCTTTAGCTTTTGCAACACAGTACTTAGCCTCTGCTCTCGCCCTAGTGACTGATGCGGAGTGGTTAGCATAGAAATAGCCCATAACCATTAAGCCATTAGCTTTAGCCGATTTAATTTGTGCTTCTGCTTTAGGATTGGTGTACTCTGTGCCTTCAGTAAGCTTTACGAAAGCAAACTTGGCACCAGCATAATTAACTGTTGTGCTTTGGTAGCTGGCTACGTCCACACCATAACTTTTCTTTGATACGATTGAGTTTGACATCTTTTTCACCTCCTACGTTATCACGATGATCAAACGAATTAAAAATTAATTCGTTGTAAGTTCTAGCCTTCATCCTTATCATCACCTGACACAAAGCCAATAGGCTTAGCAGTTTCGTCTTCAACTGGTGTAGCCTTCTCTTTTTCTTGCTTAGCTTGATCATAAGCATGTTGGACGGCACCCTTGGCTACTGATTCAGTGATAGGCTTGCCTTCCTTCTTGGCTTGATTAAGTAGAGCTTGTACGGCTTGTGCTTTCTTCTCTGCACCTGAAATATCCAAGGTAGCTGCTTCACTTACAACAAATTTAGCGATTTCATTAATCGTCATTACTTCCTTAGGTAGCGGTTTCTTTGACTTGCTTGCAAAGAAATCAATGCCTGTGCTAATGCCTTGGCACACAGCAACGATAATCAACACCACGATTAGCAGATAATCAGTTAGTTGTGTGACTGTCATAGTCATCCACCTTCTTTACTTGTGTAGCGTCATCTTTTACCATGCTTTCGTCTTTAATGCCTGCCAAGTAGCGCGCCCACTTAGTAACTTCCTTTTTAATGTCTTGTGGGACATCATCAAGTGTTAAAACACCGTCTTGTACTAAAGTCACATAATTCAAAATTCTAGTGTTTGGTTTCATGATTATTTAACTCCCTTCGTAATTCTTTGTTTTCTTTTCTTAATTCTCTGTTTTCAGCAAGCACAGCCTTGTAATCATCTGCCAAAAAACTGTGTTCGTCATGCCGTGTTGATCTCTTATCACTTAGATAGCTCGTAAATAATCCTAACAAAAAGGGGGCTAGTACACTAAGTACGTCTTTAAGACCTTGCATAAGTGTATCAGCTCCTTTCTCAGCCTCGTGGGTCATACTCATAAGCAATTTGCATAAGATTAAGGATCGCATAGATTTCAAAGACGACCACGGGATGAAATCTGAAATATCCAGCTCCAAAGATGTGGAAATTTTCTGCAACTAGCAAGACCGTTAGAAACGCTACTGAAACGCCTAAGCCAAGTTTGACTAGCATATCTATGTGTATGTCTAAAACACCGCACAGAATCAAATCTACGCCTGCCAGTAAGCCGATTACATCAACCCACACGCTATTCCATGCAGGTGCTAGGCTTGGTGGGTAAAAAAAGTAGGTTCGGTCAATCAAGAAACAGATTGCCAAGCCTGCGATCAATAAACCAGTTTTAATGAAATCCCAGCGACTAGGCTTGTGGTTGTTCAGGTTGAGATTGAGCTTGCGGTGCAACATAGGCTTCACCTACGATTTTTGCGTAATTTTCTGGTGATAAAAAGCCTTGCACAACAAGATCTTTCATTTGATCTTTATCGTACCAGCCGAAATCGTAGTCCATTTTGTACATGTTAAAAAAGCATTGTTCAAGTTGTGTCATTAGTTGTTACCTCCATTAGTATCAGTGTTTACAGTTGGCGCAGTAGGTTGAGCTTGACTGCCCTTAGCTAAAATAGCTAAAGTTTGTTGCATTTGTACCATCATAGTCATAATGTTCTTGTTTTGTTCTGCTTGGTTACCTAATTGTTTAGTAATCATTTGAGTTTGTTGAGCATTTGCTCTGTTAATTTGCTCAAGTTCTGCCTTTGACTTATCAAGCGCTTCAATTTTAGCTTGTGCTTGTGCCAAAATTTCTGCTTGACCGTCCTTGCTGTCTTCTACCCAACCGTTAACGTCGTTACTCCAAACTGGTGACTTCAAGTTTTCATTCGGCTTTTCAGTGTGGACATGCCATGGTAATTCCGCAAACTCCACGTCTGAGTAGATGATGTGGAATCTTAAAAGCGGATCCTTTGCGTCTGGATCAGAGAAGTAGTAAACATACAACTTCTTTTCTTTTTCTTCTGTAGCAATTTCAGCACTTGCTACTGTTGTGTTTGTTTCGTCAGCCATAATTGGCTCCTTTCTATTAAAAAAGCCCACGGGTACGCCCTGTGAGCAAGGTTTGTACATAAAAAAAGCACTCGTTTGAGTGTTGTCCTTAATTTTTTATGATAATTTACCGCCCTTTGAGAGAAATTCACTTAATTTGAAAAATGGTCTCGGAGATGTGTGGAGGGAAAAATCATTATCAACGCTTAAGCAGATTTCATTGTTTTTATTAATTATTTGATATGTTATAGTGTCTCCGACATTAACTGGAACATTGCTAATAAAGTCTTCCGCATCGGTTGACCTTGTGTACCAAGCGACTACTGCCCCCGCTGTTGCTTTCCTGCCGATATAATTTTTAATAAATTTTTGGCTACCAGCAGTGATATTGTCAGCATTGTCAGCAACGTTGAACCATTTAAGTTTGTTAAACAGCATGTGATCTATAGCCATACAGCCATCTCCTTTCTATTTCGTAATAAAGGCTATTCTTTGAGGATTTTCATTCTCCCAAGCCTCTGCTTGTGCTTCTTGACTAGCTGGGAATCGTCTGCCCTCAACATAGTTTGCCTTAATGTAGTTGATTTCGTTTTCTGCGTTGTTGAGACGTGAAGTCAGCGACTGGATAGTTTGGTTTTGCTGATTAATGATATTTTGCAAGCGGTCGATGTCAGACTTCCATGCGATGTCTTCGTGCCAAACAGGTGCGCCACCGTTACCACCACCAATTCTTGCATTATGGTCTGCATAGGATACTTCAAGGAATCCTTTAGTATCACCACCGCCGAATGCAACACCAGCACTGAAATTTCCAAGCAAGTTATCCATGGGACCGCCTGCATTGCCTCTAAAAGCAACCAACGCTGATGCGTCACCATTGTCAAAGCCTAGAATATCGTTCCAAGTGTTGCCAGCAGACACCATTCTAAAGAGGCTCCCACCAACATTGACTTGTGACTTATCTGCCTTGCTGTTAACCGCATTTTGCAAGTTAGTGATGTCATTATCAGTAGCCAGCTTGTGCCATTTTCCTTCTAATTTGTTGCAATAGGCAAGACCATAGCCTGTACAACTAGCATAAATCATTGTTTGACTATTGCCATCAAATGTAAATACGAATGCTGTTCCACGTTTATCTGCGAACCCATCAGGGACGTTTGTCATATTGGGGTTATGGCAATAATGAATACCGTATTGTCCCCACAAGGTTAGCAAGTCAAAGCCATCATTGTGAGTATATCGATTCCATGTCCCGTTAATATCGTTAATTGCATCAGCAAACTGACCAAGTACCTGTTGATCAACTAACCATTTATTGTTGTATCTATCTGTGCGCTTAGTGGGGGTCTTGCTTGCAATATCGTAATCAGTAATGATTGTGCCTGAAGTCTTGCTATCAACTTCAGACTTGGTGTAGACATCGGCACTGTTTGCCTTAGTATTAGCTAGATCAGTAACAGCCTTAATTTGCTTGTTAACATCAGCAACGTCAGCTTTGGCTTGGAGCATTTCTGTTAGTTGTTCAAGACTGACATACTCTGATAAATCAGGATCAGGAACAACTAAATTCAACTTTCCAGTGCTGTCAGGTAAAATCTCAGCCCCACCATTGATGCTTGCGCTTTTAGCAACATGACTCATGTCTTCTTTATGAGTGTTTTCAAGCTTCTTTAAGTTTCCAGTTACCTCAGCTTTATACTTATCAAATTGCCCATGAGTTACGGCAGTACCATCGTTAATAACAACATTTACCGATTGCGCATTGCCAATAACTAAATACATCTGCATGTTAAAACGGTACAGAACTTTATCATTAAAGTCTGGCATATATTCTGGGGTAATCGCAGTGGTTACAGCGTAAAGGAAATCGTTTTCTTGTCCCTCTTCTTTGACGTAGAGACCGATAATTCTAATTTGATAACCAGTGCTTAATTTTTTATTAGTAAAACACAGAGAAACACCAATTACTGAGTTATTGCTTTCAACTTCATCAGTGTCCGTGATAGTTCCCTGTTGCATGATATTAGGAATAGTAGTTACTTCTTCAAGGTCTTGAACGGTCTTATTGCTCCAATCATCTGCGGAAGTAACTGCTCTCGTGATTCCAAACTTTGCTTGCCCTGCATTAGCTCTTTTAGCTAATTCAAGACCAGCATGGGTCAGAACCGTTTTGTTGTATTGCGACATTTTTTAAATCACCTCTTACAATTTATTTTGGAAGTCAATTTGTGCAGTATTGGCTTGAATATCTATATAAGAATCTGCAGTATTTACAATGCCTAAGTAAAGCTCGTTTTGAACAGTAGTTTGAGCAAGATTAATCTTGATATCATAGATCATAGTTGCTGGTAAAGCGATATTCAGCATGTACTTCATACTGTTAACTTTATCTGGTGTAATATCTGCAGATTCTGCTTCAACTATGGCCAGATGTTTAGCATAATCAACGTTTACATGTGATTTTAAATTCATAATCTCAAGTAAATGATTGAGATAACGAGTTGTTAATGGCTTAGGTGGCAACAGCCTCAAAAGGACGTTATTACGTCTGGTTTCAAGGCTTGCACCTGGATCTGGCTTAATTCCTGCTTGATCTTCAAAAACTGAGATACCTTTTTCATCTGCTTGAATGATAAATTCATTTAAAAGCGTTCGATTGATCTTTTCATCAAACTGATATAGTCCTTTGGATTGTGCTTTTAAAAGTTCCTCCATTTCATACACGCCATCATAGTAATTAGGCATGTATTTTAAGAGTTCATCTTTATTCATTTATAGTCACCTCGCCTAAAATGGGGAGCTGTGAGGCAATGTTGTTAAACACGAGTTGCAAATCTTCATCTTTGCCGTTTAGCCGTGGCATTGTGGCATTGGCTACTCCGACTATCATCATCACTCTAGATAAAATTTTTGAGCGGTAAATAGTCATAGAATAGCCTCTGCCAACTGTAGGATTAACAGTGTCCCAATCTTTGCGCAAAGATTTAAAGAATTCTTCGAGAGAAGTTTTTATATTAGCTTTAATCGTATCAACGTTTGCGCTATCGGCAAAGGTTACATTCATCGCGATATTAACAGTAAAGGTCTCAGGGGCTGTAACAGTTACCCTATGATCGATTGGAGCTAAACCATATCCTTGTGTGGTAGATTCTTCAGGATCAATTTCTTCCTTGACTTTTTTAACTAGAGTTGAACTAGCTGGCATCAGATCATTATTCAAAATAACTAATTTAACTGTTCCTGCCCCATTCCACGTTGGATAAACCTGAGTTGCACCAACGTCATGAATCTTGCTAGTCATGTCTAAATAGTCAGCCACGTTACCACCGTAGGCTACCCAACTATTTGAATTTAAAAGTCGCGCTCTTAAGTGGTCATCCGTTTCTTCATCTCTAGCAGGAATGGTAACTTCAGTGATTTCAGCCCATGCTAAGTTGTCATTTGGCGTAACTGGTAGCACTTGACCGATGTAACTATTAGCGTTTGTTCCGACTTCTTCGGCTTGCATTTCGGCAGTGCCATCATCATTTGCTTTAATGACTGTATAAAAAATAGGCGATTCTGCAATACTTGCAAATCTATCGCCTACTTTTACCTTTACTGGATTACCATCATCATCATTAAATTTAGCCTTAACTTCTGTGTTAGTGGCTGCATATCTACTAGTGCCATGTTCAGCCGCTCTATAGTCTAGGAATTCCCCTTGAGCGGTTTTAATATATGTTTCTCGTATGATATTTGCTAATGATAAAGATTGTTGAGCACTCACCATAGCTGCAGGAGCTACAGCATCATAAATGATCGAGCCTTCGCGTTTATCAATATCATTCGGCACATTATCTAGCATTAAATTTAGCCAATAATCATAGTTTTGAGCTTCTAATTCGTTTGCTAAATCATTAGGATTCATCTACTGTATCCACCTCGCTTTCGAATCCAACTCTTCCATAAACTGTATTAGCATATCCTTCTACAGTAATTGCATCACTGTTTGATTGCTCACACTTAGTAATTTCAACATTGTTGATTCGGTCATCTGCTTCTAAAGCTTCAACTACCATTCGCTCTGCTTCCGATTCCGCATAATTGATAGATTCACCAATCAGCTCAGGCAAATCGTTGCCATACTGCTCATCGTAAATCTGATAAACAAAACGTTCAGTTTGTAAAATTTTATCCACTGCTTGTTGCATTGCATCAAGTTCATTAGTCATCCCACGAATTCGACCGTTAGCGACTTTAAAAGTATAAGTGGGACTTTGATCGTCTTCTTCATCATCAAGATCAGCATCATCTAAATATGCATCTTCCATTAATGCACCAACATTAATATCTTCCTCAGAATCCAAAACCATCTTCACCTAACCTTTCAAATAAATAGAACTGCTGGCCACCATCTTCACGAATCATTGTGACTTTGTCGTCAGATTCAAGAGAATTATCGATTTCTAATTCTATGTTGCCTTTAACTTCATTGTGTTCGTGTTTGGTAACTTTGCCCTTAATCTTAAATTTCCCAATGTGTTTGCCAAGAACGATAAAATCGTCAGTCAAAACCATGTTATTGGATAATTGAACTTTCAAAGGCTTAGCACTAATCACAGTTCCATATACAACATCTGAATAATCGCTTGGTTTACCACCGCGCTGTGTCATTAACTCATAGAGCCGTTTACCTGCCATGATTGCCCCACTTTCATTGTTAACTCAACTGTATAATCTTGACCAAAGTGATGAACTGCTTTCAAAATTGGACAGTCCTTAAACTTTTTCTTGTAGTCTTTGATACTTACTGTTACATAATTTCCAGGAACTAAATCAGTGCGACCAACACATGTAATTTTTAGCTCTTTGTTCGCTCTATTCCGATTTTTAAGCTCATTTTTGGCTTGCTGAATCATCTGGGCATCGTTAGCTTTCTTCTTGGCATTCACTACCTTTTGAAGCTTACCCCACTGTTTAGTAGATGGCATTGATACCTTTCGAGATTTAAAAGTTGTGGTTTTAGGATCGTCTTCGCCAGTCTTGGTTTTAGACGAATTTTTGCTTTTCTTGCTATCCTTTTTAACAACTTTTACAATGTTATAAGTATTATTAATGTCAACCGAATAATCATAATCAGTTAATCCAGATGCATCGCCTACAATGATATCTAACTTTTTGTAAGGAAATTTTCTAAGTTCCACAGTATCATAATTGTCATAAATCAAATAGTGTTTGTGAGTTGCTTTAGTAGTAGCACTCATTGCACTCTTAATCATATCGAAATACGTTTTGCCATCATCAACTTCAGCTTTGCATTTGTGATTTGATCCAGCCACAACCTTAGCTTTAATTCCTGCACGTTTGCACACATCCCTGAATCTTTCACTTAATGTACCAGCCTTAAATACAATTGAATCTTCATTTTTAAGATATCTGCTAGGGGCATAGCACTTAACAGTGATGTTGTGATTTTTATCAAAGCCATATTTGAAAACATAGCCGTAAAACATTTCCTTCTTTTTCCATTTAAAAGAAATGATGTCACCTGTGTATGGGATAATCGGTTTCTTTTCAAAAATCAATTTAAAGTTAAACTCAGTTGCCGAAAAATTAGTATCTCTATCTAATGTGACTGAATCATCAATTACTAAATCGCTTATATCATAACCAACTCGACGCTTAGAGTGTGTGAAGTGAGTGGAGCGTCTATACAAGGTCATTTGAATCAAATCACTCATGATCTTTTAACCTCACTCATTTTCACCCAGCCACGGGCTTTGCCGTTGACACCCACACAAACTGGATATTTATGACCAGAAATAATGAAAATAACTTCACGTTTAGCGTTTTTTTCATATATTCCTGCACCTCTGCCATAACTATCAGCATGCAAACGTCCGTTTACAATAACCGTTGAGCCAACACTGATTTTTCCTGCTGGCTTTGATCGTTTCTTGCCTTTCTTAGACCTTCCTCGCTTTTTGGGATTTTTCTTTTTCTCGTAACTGAATTTGCGGTACTGTTTTAGTTCTAAAGTATAGGCATATTCATCAGCCCAACCGTTTTCCAAGCCATACTCAAAACTAGCGATGGTCATCAACATTGAAATGTCTGTTTTAGTAACCACGAATCTAACTTTGTGATTCTTACTTTGCATTTTCTTAATTTTTTTAACATATGTAGCTTGCTTATGTGGACTTTTAGTCGCTACATAGCGAGCGCCAACCGTAGGAAAAACAGAATTAATTGATACACCTACTAGCTTTAGTTTGCCAGGAATGTTTACTTCACCTAAGTTAACAATGGTTTCAGAATGATCATCTGTTTCATATTTCAACTTAACATCGCTAGGATTAACTGGTATTTGTAAATTTTCGCCTGTTGTTTGATCTTTTATATAAAATTCCATGCCACTACGATCAGGCATATGTAACACTTCCTAACTTAATGATTTGTTAGCTTGCTCCATAATCTTTTCTTCAAGTCTATCAAGTAAAGCATCTGCATCTGCTTCAGGATTGCCTGAGCTGTTAATTACAATTGCACCTGGGGCAATAGTTACTTCACTAGAATTATTAGTTCCACCAGTGTAGTAATTGCTACTTGTGGCACTGTTGGGTCTAATCGAGCTTGAACTTAAAGAGCCTGAGCTATTAATAGAACTATTTAATCCAGGGTAAGCACTATTAATCATGGCTCTACTGCTTTGACTAATAAGCCCTCTTGTAGAATCCATACCAACAGCCATACCTTGCCCAATGAAGCTACCAACCTCAGCAAACAATCTTGATGGGGAGTGAATTTGAGCGGCGGCTCTAGCTGCTCTATTAGCTTGAGCTACCAGTTCATTAGCTGCGGCGGCTACAGCTCCAACTTGAGACCTAATACCATTCGCTAGACCTTGACCAATCATTACCCCAGCCGCTTGCATAGCTCCAGCGGCACTTCTTGCAGCTGCTACAGCTTGATTCAACGCACTACGAACTGCAGCACTAATTTGAGCGCCACCAGCTCTGGCGGCTGAAGCTGCTCTACTCATACCTGACCGAACAGCAGAAACAACACCGCTCATGTTAGGTCTCTGCACTTTAGGGGCTGAAATAGTTTTAAGATGTGGCATTGATGGCTGTGGCACTTTAGGTTTAGCTACTTTAGGAGCTTTAATTGTTTTAAGCTCTTTAGGCATAGTTGGCGTTGGCACTTTTGGTTTATCAACTTTAGGGGCCTTAAGGGATTTGACTGTCTTAGGTACAGAAGGAGCTGGAACTTTAGGTTTGCCAATTTTAGGAGCTGGAATAGTTTTAGTATTACCACCAAGAATGTTTTTAAATGGGTTGGTAAAGTTAAGTTTTGGCTTTTCAACTTTAACTTTAGGACCTTGAACAGTCTTCTTACCTAAATCGGCAATTTTAGCATTAGCACTAGCCACATCAACCTGTGGCTTCATCTTAATACCGTTGACATCACTAGCGGTCTTCTTAGCCGCAGAACCGACTTGACTAAACTGTTTAATCATATTGGCAGTGGCACCATTGCCAATAGCATTACCAACATTACCAAAGGAGTTCTTCATGTCGATCATGGCATTCTTAGCATCTTCAATATCACGTTTTGCGCCACTGAAGTTTCCAGTTAACGCATCTCCTAATGCATGGAATCCTTGAGCAATGCCTCTAACAGCATTAACCACTCCTGACGCTACTGATACTAATGACGTTAAAGCATCAACTACAACACCAATTCCAAGAGCCACGCCAGCCAATGCGGTACCACCCAATGTTCCAAGCGCATGCCCTACAATTTGTAAGACTGGTGCTAATGGTGCAGCTGCCGATCTTAATTGATTAAAGGCATTGGCTAAAGGTGCTAGTCCTGCAGATAAGCCATCAAATGCGCTAGATAATACTTGTGTTACTGTGCTTGCAATTGGCTGGATTGCGGTCATAATTGCACTACCTATGCTAGATAAAATCGGTATTAAAGTAGACATCAGATTGGAAACTGAGGATATTAAACTGTTAAAAACAGGGGCAATCATATTAATTAAATTGCCTATTGCTTGGCCAATACCTTCAAACAAACCACTAGAATTTAGACTACTAAACATATTCTTAATAGCATTAACAGCAGTTTGAAACGTTGAGACAATCCCATTAATTGCACCAGAATTTTGGAATCCATCAAACATTTGGCCAATTGATGTACCAATTTCAGAAATCACAGGCATAATTCTAGAAACAGCACCACCAATGCCATCAAATATTTGATCAATATTAATTTTGCTTAATGAATCAGATAGTTGATCACCAATTTTAGTGAAATTAAGCTTGCCTATTCGATCTGACAGGTTAGAAACCCATTTAATTCCGACTTTTGAGACTTTATCAAAGGCAGGCTGAAGATTATTAGCTAACGTTTCCTTTAAGCCGTCCATGGCTTGACCAACAGTTTTATACTGTGTGGCCATCTTGCTGAAATTAGCATTGGTACCAGTCTTAGCAACAGCATTTAAGAAATCCTGAGTCTTCACCTTGCCATCTTGAATATCTTTAATAAGTTGTGTAGTGCTTTCGCCCATCGTTTTAGCAACAGCAGAAATACCTGCTGGTGTTTGCTCAAGCATAAGTTTGAAGTCTTGCCATTGGACTTTAGGCTTAGCCGCCATTTGGGTGGCTTGCTCGCTTAAAGTCTTCATGGCTTGCTGTGGGTTATCAGCCGCAGAAGCCAGACCACCGAAGCCTTTAACTAGCTGAGCAGTATTTTTAGTACCGACAGCAGCCAATTGAGCATAAGTGCTAGACATATCAGAAGCACTATAAATTGTTTGCTGTGCAAATTTTTGCATTTCGGCTTTAGCTTTATTGATTTCAGTATTTGAAGCGCCTAACTGATGCATATTTCCTTCGAACGTTTGCCACGAAGTTGATGCTTCATTAAGCTCTCCTAGCATCGATCTAATGCCAGAGCCAGCTAAGCCCATCCCTTTGCTGATCATGTTGCCTACCACAACGCCACCAGTCATAGATTTAAATAAGCCACTGCTTGATTTTTCAGCATTGCCAAACATATTTCCGTTTAGGGCACCTTTTAGCCTGCTAAAGCCTGATTGCGCTCTTGAAAGCCCATTTGACAATTTATCTAGCGGATTACTAAAAGCGTCAACAACTCTAATTGTTGCACTTATTTCTGGCATATATTAACCTCCTTTCTAGTTCCTACAAAAAAAGAGAGGCTAAGTCTCTCACATATCATTTCAATGTGTTATGACTTTGCCTCTCTTTCGCTTTCTTTTCTTTCTTTCTCTTCTTGCTCTAGCCTCAATTCAATTGATGCGACAACTAATGCCTTTTCTCTTTCATTTAGATTTGCCCACTGTTGGGGAGTCCAATGATATTTATTAAGGACATAGTTGTAAATGGAGAAATCACCAATCGAATTATTAATTAGTTTTTTGCTTCAGCAACTAAATCATTATCATTATCAGCATCAATGCCTGAAAGCTCTAATACTTTTTCGGCTAATATATTATATTCACCTGCTAAGAGCATTGCTTCCAATGTGCCTGCAGGATCGCCATAAGTGCCGTAATGCTTTTGGAGTTCTTCATTCTTCAAGTTAGGAACTACGACACTGGCAGCCATCAAATTATTTTCGAACTTGTCTTGATTTAGCACTTTTTGAGAAGTTCTAGTTGATTTGTTAAATTGTACTTCTTTTGAATCATTTCTCAATTCACTTACTTCTTTTGCGGTTAAAGAACGAATCTTAAAAGGTACTTTAAAACGCTTGAACTTTACTTCTTCTTCCTTTACAGGACTTTCAACATTAATAAAGTCTTCAACATTAAAATTTTCAGCCATCTATTTTTTCTCCTTACTGAATACCATCAAAAGGTTGAACTAAGTGAATACCTTCAAAAGTGAAATCTGCTGAAGTATCCATTACAGTATCATCTGCTTTAAAATCTGCCACTGGAATTTCGTCCAAGTTAACTTCATCGAGTTGGATAATTTGCTTACCAGCTCGTGAAGTTGGGTCTTCAATAGTAAAAGTAATCGCGAAATAAAGGTCTCCTTCTTTCATTGTGTAAGGAATACCATATTTCAACCAATTACTGTTAATTACATATTGACCTAAAGTGCCAGTGCCATCCACAGATGTGGTTTTGTGCTTAGTCCAGTGGTCACCAAGAACTTGAACCTTTTCCTTGTTCTTCTTAATATTGATCTTCAGCTCTTTGCAGTCGATCAAATTAATAACATCGCCATCAATAGTGACGGTAACCTTAGCATCCTTTGACGAAATGGTATCTCTACCATGTAAAACTTGTTCTAAAGTTGTTGCCATTTACTTATCCTTTCTATCTAACTACCAAGTTAACGTAAAGCTTTTCCATCGAGTCAACTGGAGTCACATATAAATCCATCAATACTGCGTCCTTGTCATCACCTTGAGCCAAGCTTAAATCACTAGGATCAAAATCGCGAATTACGTTTTGTGACTCTAATCCAGATAAGTAACTTACACGGTTAGCTTTAAATAAATCGCGACCGAATTCATTGTTACTTACTTTACCCAAGAAACTAGTTTCGAATGTTTGAGCGGTATTAGTACAGATTTCATCAAGTGTTCTAATAATACGATTCTTACTAAAATCTTTAGACTTAGTATCAGTAAACTTAGTGAGTGAGTTGATATCTTGTTCAACCACAACGCGTTGACCTGCTCTCGTAGTGAACACAATTTGTCCAGCATTTAAAGCTTCAATCGTCTTGTCATTATTTAGCTTAGGCTTAGCTTCTACAGCATCGTCAAGTTGAGCATAAGTTAATGCTTGATCTGGTGTAGCACTAGCACTCATACCAGCAAATCTAGCTGCAGCAATGTTAGGACTGATTACAGTGCCATCGTTAAGCACGTAGCCGTTCAGAACAGTTGATACACCTTCATAGTTGTAAGCCACGTTTGTTGTGTTAGGAATAACAGCGCGAACCTTAATACCAACATTTTCACGTAAAATCTTAATTTCTTCAGCTAAAAGCTTATGAATGTTGCTTGATTCCTCCCAACCTGCAGTAGTTGCTACAGCATAATATTCATTTTCCAAGTAATCATCCATGTCATTGACTACATTATTAGTACCACTAGTACCACCTGTTAAAGTGACGTTTGTAGCGCTTTGAGTTAACCCATTAAAAATTGCGGTATATAGTGGATATTCTCCTTTAGCAGCTAATTCACTAGTTACTTCTGCTGGAGTACCAAAAGTAATGTCTACGTAGTCGTTGTGGATTTCCAATTGTTCTTCTTTGGTTAATCCTGCTTTAGCAATTGCATCAGTGTTAGCCTTTGGTAAAGTGATTTTTACTTGATCGACTTGCTTAGTGCCGAAGATAGTAGTTACAGTTACATCTTGAGTGTTTGCACCATCAGCCAAAGGGCTAGGAACAAAACTAACACTAATGTTATTGCCCTGTTCACCTGCATATTTTGCATTAACAGTATAAACACCTGACTTAGTGCCAGTAGCTTTAGCGCCACCAGTAAAATCATTTAGAAGCAATACTGTTTCAGCATTCTTCAAAGCTTCATGAACTGGAGCTAATACTTCATCAGTATTATTGTGACCAGTTAGTGCAGTGAAATCACTAGTAGCAGTCAATTCAATGATGCCATTCTTGCCCCAACCTAAAGGCTTGTTTTGGAACATTAATAAACGTCCCAAAGGTGTAGCCACCGCTGGCTTACCATCACTTTTTACGTTGATGTAGACACCAGGTCTTACTTTATTTTGCATTCTCCAAGTTCCACCTGCCATTTATTACATACCTCCTTTAAAATCTTCAATTGCTTTCTTGATTTCAGCAATTGTATAAGTTCTGTTATCTTCTAACGCAACGTTAATAATTGCTGTGTTGTTAGTCCCAGAAAACAAATTAGCTTGTTTGATTTGATCCTTAGTGTACTTAACTTCAGCATACTTAACTTTTGCGTTATTCCCTGTTGTTTCCTTTTGTTCTTGCATTTAAATCTAAACTCCTTTGTTTCAGTGAAAGATCTGGTTTATACATCCGTAAAACAAGATCAAAATCACACGTCAACGTTTGTTCATTAGTATCTACGCTGAATTCACGATTTCTTAAATAAGCAAAATCAGGTAATACAGTTAGATTGTCCATCAACAGCATTTCCATCTCATCTAATGTTTCATTAGCATTTTCTTCTGGTGGGAAATAAACGATTTGAAATGGTATTTTCCTAGTTTCATAATCGAAAAGTTCTGGTTTTAGGACTGCATTTCCTGCTCTGCCTATAAAAAAACACGGTTCATCAAACCCACTAGGTTGGTTCTCCGTGTAAATCGTTGTTTCTGGTGAGATACGAGCTAACTCATTCGCTATTCTTTCAATTATTGTCATGATAGTAAATTCCTAAAAGCCCATAAGCCAGGTGTTATCAGATCAGGCAGTTGAGAGTCTATCGCATTCAAGGAGTTCTTCATAAAGAATTGACCTGATACCCAGCTCTTGCCACCACGCGTTCTATGTCCACGTTCTACGTAAGAAGCATACTCAGTAGGATTGCTGACTTTAACAACCCAACCGCCGCCACTTACAGAAGGACCTTCAGCAGTCCAAGCTTTACGTAAAGCGCCAGTATCAACAGGAGTATTAGTTTTGAGCGTTCTAATGGCTTGAACACCAATGCGCTTAGTGCTTTGACCAATCTCTTTTTTCAGTTGACCGCCGTCTATTCTTCCTTTAACGCGACTAGCCCAAGCTTGAAATTCTGCATCATCAACAGTCCCCAAACTCATGCTTTTTCATCCCTTACCATTGCCAGCTCTTGATGTGAGTAATAGCCAGAATATCCTTTGCTAGAGCGCTTATATTTGACTGTATTACCGTTTTGATCAGTAATATAAATAACCGCCCCAGCAGGAATATCAATACCATTACGGATTAGTAACTTAGCATCTGCTTCATCAGTGCCAAAAATAGTTTGAGTACCTGCAGATTGTCCTTTTAAAACAACTTTGCAAGGTTCATTTTCTACTATCGTGGTTTCAACACTATTAGTAATATGATTCTTAATTACTTTTTTAGTACCAGTGATTTTTGCTTTGTCCGTCCATAGCAAAGAGACTACCCTTTTCAAACCTTCGAATTCGCTCATTCTGGTAGCCTCCTGAAGTTATTTAAGATGCTAGTGTAATTATCCGTAATAGGATTTAAACCTTGCAGAGCCACATAAATATCGCTCACAGGCTTAAATGTGACGCTGGTATCACCTTCATTAAGTGATTGGATGTTAGCAGTATTCTCGCCATCAAGAAACCCATTTACCTTAATTGCTTGAACTGCCATGCTAACCACTACAGTAGATAGTTCATCAGGTAGTTCATCGATTGGAATATTACAGTAATTAGCAATATCATTCATGATTTTATCAACTGTAAAATCAACGATCTTATCATAATCAGGATTTTCATTGCTGTTAGAAACAAACAATTTAACTTGATTAACAATATATTCCTTGTTCATCCAATCACCACCTTATGCTACTTTACTAAGGCTAACAAGTCGTTCTTAGTAGTCTTACCAGAGAAGTCGATATTATGAGCAGTTAAGTAAGCTTTGATTTCTTCAACAGTACTAGCTTCAGTTGGTTTTACACTAGCAGGATTTGGTTTCTTGCCAAACTTTGATGAATCTGATAAGTCCTTAGTGCCAGTAGCACTGCCAACGACAACTTCATAACCCTTAGTCTTGGTACTCAATAAGAGAACATCATCATATGATTGTTCGTAGTATAGATAGTTACCTGAAGTTGCAGCAGATGGTTGATCAAATCCAACGAAGCTATATTTTTCAGGTGCAATTTGAACACCATTACTAATTAAGAACATTTCAATTTGCTTAGCATCTGACTTAAGCTTTGAACCAACGCTGAAATCAAATGTAGTTTGCATTAAATCGGATGGAACAACATTAATAGTTACTTCGTCCAATGAATGAACTGTACGAGTAATAGCTGAAGGATCAGAAATAACCACAGTTCTGTTCATAGCATCTGCACGCTTCAAAATTGAATTCATCTTAGGAGTTACGTAAAGGATACGACCTTGAGCTGGAATGCGAGCTTCATCGAAGTTGCTCATCATTTCATCGAATAACTTAAGAACATTAGTTTCATCGACTGTTTCAGTGTGAACCCCATCTTGGCCGTCATACTTAACCTTTTGTTGATATAACTTAGAGAACATTTCTCTATCCTTTTCAGGCATCTTTGAATCCAAGTTAAATTGACGGGTAATATTAGCAATTGATACCACCATGTCAGTTTCGTCAACATCCAAAGGGTCTACTAAGGTACTCCAGTAACGTTCGTTGGTCAATTCATATGAATCCCAATCGTTGCTGTAGTTGACTGCTGGACTTGTAATAGTTCTGCGTTGACGGTCTTGACGACCTGCAGTAATAGTTAAACGTGGTACCTTGATATGTTTAGCGCCATCAAATTTGATCATTGCGTTTGATGGTGAATTCCATAAATCTGCACTGTATAAGTGACCATCATAAAAGGCTTGTTGCACAGCACTTTGGTATGCATCAGCATAGTTAATAACTTCTGTCATTTAATAAATCTCCTCTATTTCTTAAAAACATCAACCATAGCTTGAATTGGATCAGTAGTAGCAGGTTCTCCATTACTTGGTTCGTAGTTCTGCTTAGTACCTTCATCAAAAATATATGGAGCAGTTTGGCGAATTTCCTTAATTTGTTCATCTAGTCCTGATAGGTTACCTTGCTCATCAAGTTTAACCTTATCCATATCCAAGAAACCTTTGATTGCCTTAGTGTCTCTGACTTTGCTTGCGCTTAAAGCACGATCGACAGCACTAGTAAGACGTGTTTGATTTAACTTATTAGTAAGTTCTGCAGTGTCGTTCTTATACTTGGTCTCTAATTCCTTGTATGAGTTTGATAATTCTTCGTTATCCTTAGCATTCTTGCGTAAGTTCTTTAAGTCTTTATCACGTTCAGCAATTTGAGCTTTCAAAGCATTGTTTTCTTCAACAATTGCGTCATTACCAGACTTAGCGTTATTAATATCTTCACCGTTCAAGTCCATAACAGCTTTGATTTGATCTTCATCAAGTCCTAAATCTTTAAGTTGATTTCTTTTCATATAAATTCTCCTTACCTTTTACACGTTTTCTACGAGTTCGCCTCTCACAAGGCATACAAAAAGAGCAGTTTTACGACTTGCTCAGGTCAAACAGTTATTAATGTAATGTCCAGTAAACATTAATTCCAAAAGTATCTTTCATAAAATGGACAAACCACACATTTATTAGAGTCCCTATAATTGAAAGTACTATAAAAACAATTGCTACAAGTAAGACTTGTAACGCAATTGTAAACCATTCGCTATAGCGTATTTTGTTCCATAGATTTTTCATATTTTTGCTTCAAAATGTTATGAATGTTAGGTATGTGTTATGCCCAAAACCCTTGATATATCAACGTTTTAGGCAAAACCTAACATCATAACGGTTTTCTAGAACTTATTAATATAGATATAAAAATATAAGAATAAATTCTTATATTTTTATATAGTATGTTAGGTGTTAGGTTATACTTATAAACCCTACGGAGAGTAAGAGTTAAGTACCTAACGCAAACCTAACAAAACCTAACGCTTTTTACTCGATGTTTCTTTGTAACCCTTGAACTTGTTTCCATTGACTAAAAGTATAAGTTTTTTGACCGTTACTTTTAGCCCATTCACTATAAGGCTGGTTTTTTACCCATTTACTTTTACCAGTAATCGGATCTCTTGACCACCTTGTTGGAATATCAGGCAGATCTTTAATGTAAGGACAAGTTGAACACCTGCAGTAGGGATGTATCAAAGGATAATTAACGCCCTCCTTCTTATCCTTAACATTAAAGACATGTTCATCTAAGTGTGCGCAAACATCACAAGTGTGAGTTTCTAGTGTTGCTAAGTATTGATATTGCTCGATATCTGAATCTTCATAGAACTTTGCTGTGGCTTCTTCTGCAACATGTCCCATTTCAGTGACAACTAGACGATGAATGTTGGATTTGACTATGCCTTGAAACTTGTCTCTTAACATTTGTTCGACACGATTGTAAGAATATCCCAGAGCAGTTGATCTAAACATGACATCAGTTAACACTTCAGGCATTACTTTGGTGTAATTATTCCAGATTCTTTTACTAAAATTGCTACCTTGCCACGGTTGATAAACAATATCCTTTAATTCTTGCTCATTAAAGTGAGTGAAGTTAACATCTAGGCTACCTACTACTAGATATTTATTGTAATTTTCTAGTAGATAAGTACCTTCGTACCGTTTAGCTAAGCCTATAGCCATAATATTTTCTTCATCGTCAGCATATTTAGCAGCCAATTCTTGATATTGTCTGTACAGCTCCTGAAGTCTAGCGATTCTAGATTTATAGTAGGCAGAGTTTAATTCTTTCTCAAAGCCACCAGCTCTGGCCTTAGCTTCAAACTCTGCCAGAGTCATGTCAAATTTAGAAGTATCAATGGAATTTAAATAATCAGCCACTTCTTTAAGTGATTTGTTATTTTCCTTAGCGTATTTGGTTAACCATTTCTTAGATTCTTTGATAAATTCGTTTTCAAGGTCTTTAAGACGAGACCGCATAGCAACTTCATATTCAGCAGTTGAAGCCATTTCTTTTTGTTTAGCTAAGAGAGCACGTTTCTTCCAATATTCTTGTGAGTTCATAATTAATCACTAGACTTCTTATTTGCCTTCTCTGGTTTATCAGAATCGTTTCTATCTTCATTAGAGTAATCTTCATCTTCAGAATCATTAAAGCCTTGAGAGGCTCTAAAACCGTCACTATTTTGAATATCTTCTTTTTGATATTTAAGTTCTTGTTGCCAATCGTCAACAATTGGATTTGCCTTAGCAATTGCTTCTTTGCTTGAGTAATTAGCAACAGCGGCAACTTCCTGAGCCTTAGCCAAATCATCTTGCACTTGGGTTCTAGTCCAAATCTGAGAGATCTTGAGACTGTCAGCATCCCTAATACCCAAATGATTCATAATGGCTCTCACTAATTGACTAATGCCGCGTCTAAAGTTTGATTCTGTAATACCAGCCTTTAGTTCCAAATGTGAATACAACATTTTAATAGCCACACCGCTAGCATTGCTATTCTTAAAGTTAGCAGGATCAATGCCTTGACCATAAAGGAATATGTTTTCTTTTGTGGTCTGCAATACTGAATTTCTGGCTTCAACTGGAATATCAATCTGCAGTGTATCAATTCCTGATTGGTCGCCATTTCCTGCATTGTTAAATTTAACAGCCTTGTTTTCTTTCAAATCATGCATGAACTTATCAAGTGATGTGCCACCATAATTCTTTAATACCAGCACTACCTGCTGAATATCATCAATATCATTTAAGAAACCATTATAAATATCATCATAGGCATCAATCAGACCCTTGCACTTCTTAAGCTCTGATAACTTAAGTTTATTCTTTGGAAATGCGATGAACGGAACACGTCCAAAATTATGCTTTAATATGTTACTTACACCAGTTTCATAGCCAGCGCTCATATCATAGCTAGTAATACTGTTGTATGGTTCAAGGTCATCAAGATTAGAAGTTGGCTGTTTAAAGAATGTGGCTTCTTTTTCATTCCAGTATTCGTGAACCGTAAATAATTTACCAGTATCAGAATCTAACTGCTTGTATGATCTCAATACACCAAGCAATTTATTATCCAAAGTAGTTGAATAAATTGGCGTAACTTGATTAGGTGGAATAATTGCATATCTGAAGTTATTATCCTTATCAATCCAATAATGAAGCCATGCAACACCAGCATTACTTGCATCAATTACTAAGTTATTTACAGTTAAGGCAAAATCATCACCTAACGCTTCAGAAATATCTTCATTGTATTTCTCATTGCCTACATCAATTTGAGGAGGGACAGTAGCTAAATACCCCGCTTCTTGATCAACAAGTAGTTGATAGAAGTTCGATGGTACACGATTATCAGCACGGCGTAGTGGATCGTCCTTGCCATCCTTATTTAACTTGGCTTTGCCATCATTTCTGCTTGTAATATCAGTTTCATTTCTATAATATTTCAATGCACTTTCATAACTGTTGAAAAAATTAGCACGTTGCGTACTGGTATTTTTGATCAGCTCTTGCATTTGTTTTAATTCCACGGAACAAAGCCTCCTTTTGCATTTCTAGAATAAATTGCATATCTTAAAGCATCCAATCGGTCATTATGTCTTACATCGTTTTCTTTCAAAGGTAGCCCTGTGGTTTCGTCCCAAGCATATTGGTAAATTTCATTCATTAAACCTTGAGAACAAGATTCGGCAATAAAGAACTTGCCTTCACGCATCTTCTGTGCAACACATTCAATACCAGGCAATACATTCTTGTTGGCATTGATACAGTTGATGCCTGCCGCTTGAAACTCATTAACATTATCAGGACGCGCTGAATCAGCGTAAAAAATAAGATTGCGTCCAAACTCATCTTGTAAGTTCTGTGCAATCTTGACCCAATAGTTAATAAACTTATGCTTCTTTGTGTAATCTCTTAAAACATAAGTATTCCCTTGATCATCATCACCAAGTAACAAAATAGGATTAGGGTGTTCATAACCCCAATCGCAGCCGCAGTAATAATGCAAGCCTTTAGGAATCTTATTATCATCAATAACCATTGTATCTTTGTTGAAATCTTGATAAACAATGCCTTCACCAGTTACCCACAAGCCATTAATTGCTCTATCATAAAACATCCCTTTTGGTGTTGAAGCTTTTAATGATCTCACATAGCCAGGATCGAGGAATGTATTGTCATCAATCGTGAAAGTATACGTGATGATTCCTGCAGCAGGATCATGGTTATCAATGAAATCAGTCTTTAACCAGTGCGTCGGAATGTCGGGGTTACTATCACAAATAATATGTGATCCCTCCATAGAACAACGGTTACGAATTTCATTAAAAACTTCACGGTTAGCTAAAGTCGTTTCGTTAACATATGCACCATATGAAGTAAAACCACGTGCACCAGATAAGCCAGCTATTGAAGCTGTATAAACTGGAACAATGTCAACGCCGAACAAATGATAATGGTTGTGCTTATCTGGTCTTAAATCTAAACCAAATTGCCGCGATAATTCAGCAATAATATTGTTATAAATCGAACCCGAACTAGCACCAGCTAAAATGAATTGTGGGTGCTTGTCATTTCGTTTCTTTGCTAAATTAGCAACACGACGCAGTTCATACATCAGCAAAATATTATCTATGTAAGTTTTGCCAGCACGAACAGCACCAACATTGATCATCATTTTAAATGGAACTGTTAAATAAGTATGAAGAACTTCAGCCTGCTTAGGAGTTAGCACATCATTTAGAGCCATGCTTTAAATCCTCCTTTGCTAAAGTGTCCATCATCTTATCAAGCAACAATTCAACATCTGCGCCGTTGTCTTCCATCGCCTTAGCGCGTGCTTCTGCAACTCTTGCATCAGCATTAGCTTTGCGAATCTTAGCCTTATCCAGTTCAGGAGTTGAATTATCAGATAATAAATTAGCGTGTTTTAGGACGGTCTGAATAGCCTGTAATTTAACCATTGCTGGTGTTTTAGGTTGAGTAATTAAAGAAGATAAACTTGCTACTGCATCTGGCAGAAGATGATTAAGCGCATAAATTGAATAATCAATTCTCGCTTTCTGAAACTCTTCATTATTTTTCCAATTTTCAATAGTATTAATATGACAGTTAACTTCTTGTGAAATCTCTTTTAAAGTCTTGCCTTCAAAAAGCCGTATTATCGCTATTTTCTTCTTTTTTGTAAGCTTATCAAAAGCCGAATCTTTACCAATTTTTACCACGTTACTCACACCATCTCACCACCGCCTTAAAAATATTTAAGCCACTTACCATTTCTTTAATCAAAGTTAAGCATTTTCTAGCCTTCTAAACGTATTTCATAATTGTTAATCCTCTTATACGCATCTAAATACAGTTCTTTCTTGTCCCCGTTATAGGTACACTCAAAGTACATACCATCAGGTTTATTGGTTGATAACAACGCTTTATTGTTTTGAAGTATTCTACATAGCCAAACTACATAAATATCCTCAGACTTGTATTCTTTCAAGTGATAATATTCTGCTATTTTCTGCCTACAAAGCTTAATAAAATCTAATTCTTCCATGTTTAGCCTCCTCTGCTTAATCAACCGGCTTCACCTCATAAACTTGCGTAAAATAAAAAGCCAGCTTTGCTGACTTGAATTAAAACCCAGGATGGACTTGCACCATCATCGCTGACTTTCGTAAGTCATGTTTTCTCTAATTAAACTACTGAGTTCCTTAATCGTATTAAGAATTAATTGCTCTTTGACGAATAATTTCAAAAGGATATCTAATGATACATTCTCGCATAGCAAGAACTAAGCAATAGCCTTATAAGCGTATCTGGACTTACACCAGAACCACCGCAACTACCAGTCGGACGTGTCTTTTTGCTCGTGAGAGTTTTTGCGCTTTACCTGTCGTTAAATAAATTTCAAGGAGCAACTTATTTAATGGCGCTTGCTAACGCCACTAAGGATGATGCAGGATTTCCACCTGCCCCGTGTACACATCGGTTGTAGTCAAAAAAAGAAACTTCATTCGTTACTAAGAACATCCGTACAAATATCATCCTTGAAAGAAAGTAAAAATGTTACTTATCGAAATCTTTGGGGAGGTATTTCCTTATTTTTTCGACAATACTATAATAACGTGGTTTCGCTCCGTACGGAGTGCGTACTTAATTCGTACATTGTACGTCCGTCAAGTGTACGCAAGTAGTCTTATGACTTTATCACAATGATTTTTTATCTGCCATCCTTCAAAAGAATAGGCAAAAGTAAGTAATGCTCTTTTTCTATAAGCCGCAAAGGATGTATGTTCTCTATAAACAAGGGGTTGAATATCAACCCATCTTTGATGCTTAATGTATAAACCTATTAATATTTTTTGAGAAACAAGATCAACACCATGATATAGAGCATCATGAACTGATTTAACAACGTTCTGTGCATCTAAGCCGTTAATTAACTTAGTTTCAATACCATTAGCTTTACTTGAACTGTAATTCTCTTCAAAACTAGGTGACGACAAATCAATCATTCGGCTGCCACTCATAAGAACAATTTTTTCTAGATCATCTTTGAAAAAGTCACTTACATTCTTGCATGTTTTTACAGCATCAATTTTAGGTACCAACTCCATATAATTACTCCATGTTTATATATTTTTTAATTGCTTTAGAAGCCACCATTGAAATAGGTTCATTAGTTTTCTTACAATATTTAGCCAATTCATCAAAAACTGGCGTATCAATTATAATTTTCATTTCATCATCCTTTCCATGCTTCATTCAGCCATGAATCAATACCGTGCTTTACAAACACGATAGATTGGCGAACAGCATATGTGCAATCATCGGGCAAATCGCCCCAATAAAACGATACTTCTGAAATTTCGTAGCCCAGCTTAGGGATTAAATTCAAAATAGCTTTGGAATTGGAACTGTTAGAAATCCTTGCGATTCTAGTCATGCCTTTAACATAAGTAGTATAAAAATCTGGCTGACCATCTTTAGTTAATTTGTATTTAAAAATTGGTTTGTATTTTAAGCCATAAAATTCCCTTACGCGTTGTACTGCAGGCTGTCCTACATGGAGCATTTCATAAATTGTATGAGCTGGATAACCATATTCCAGCATTTCTTTAATTTCAAAATCAAGATCATCTGGCTCAAACGTTTTTACAGCTCTATGACCAATTGCAACTAAATTTTGTGCCTTGATCAAGTCAGGATCATTTTCAGGAGTTTTGCTAATTGAGCCATATTTTATTTCAGCTCTGTGAATATAAATTAAGGCTTTCTGATATTTAGTTAAATTCATCTAAACCACCTTCTCCGCGCTCACATTTTTTACACTGTTAAAACAATTTTAAAGACCCTCAGAGTGTTTTTTTAATTGTTGAGTATAGTTACACTAGGTTGTATAAAAAGCTTTCTAAAGGGCTAATAACCTAATCAGCTATGCATATTCCCATAAATAACCATTCATATCCTTGAATATCTTTCCAGATTTCTTTCATCGTGAATCACTTCCATAATCATCAAAACCAAATCCACACAAACTTCCATCAACTATCATTAGAGCGTCTTTAGCGGATCTAGCAATACCATGAATTACGTTATGTGATTGAAGAAATTCATGAAATCTAATTTGATCCTCTCTAGGTTTACCTGTTTTGGATTTAACTTCGATATAAAAGACTCGATTGTCTACCCAACGAAAGCCATATAAATCAAAATGACCTTGAGGCAGACCTGTATCGAACCAACGATGATCTATTGTTTGCACTTTACCTACATTAGTTCTAAATACGGAACATTTATGTCGTGATAAAGCCACCTGAATTTCTTTCTGAATGGAATGCTCTTCACTCGCCATATCAAATACCTCTAAACATTAATACAATCAGAATAATATCAATTACAGTTAATCCTAAGCCTAGCCAAGTCTGCGTTAGTTCTTCATCTGCATTTTTGATTAAATCGTAAAATAAGCAATTTACGATCAAAACAATGAACCACCAGCTCACAATCATTAGCATTTAATCACCCGACCTCGCCCATAACGTTTATAAATTGCATCAACAGCAGCTTCATAAGTTTTGAATGCACCTAAATTGCATTGATAACTATCTTTCCACCACAATTCAAAAGATCCAGCATCAGTTTCAACTACATTTAAAATTGGAGTGCCATCAACGCAAGTAATATAAAATGAATTCATTATTTTTCCTCCATCAAATTGCGTCCGCACATAGGGCAGTAACTAATGGGAAAATAAGTAGTCCATTCTCCATCTACTGCTAAGAAATATTTTTCTTCATTTGTGCAAATCATCTCGCAATCCTGATAACAATCTGTTTGGCAGACTGGTTCATCATCATACTCAGCTTCATAATTGCTAAGGTTTTCGCCAGTCCATTTGACTTGCTGTGCTTTACCATACAGATGCTTAGTAATCGCAGATATATCATCTGCATACAAGTAGCCATCATCAGCATTTTCATGACAGTACGGACACTTATTTTCGCTCATTGTATTTCATCCCCTGCTGGCAGTATTTGATAATTTCATGTGCTAGACCATCGATTTCCAGATAGTCAGGCTTGAGTGCGTCAGCCTTTTGTGCAATCATCATTGCCAGATTACTAATATTTTCATCAGTGTGATAATTAAAACCATATCTAATACCCATCTTTATCACCTCAGTCATAGTAATCAATGCCTTTCTTTTTGATTTTCTTTTTTTACGTCCAATTCAAACTGAGCGCGTATTTCTTTAATGTCTTTAACAGATAACTTATCCAACATGCTGTCTAGTTTCTTGCCAGTTGGAATTTTAAAACTCATCGTAATCGCCCCTCTATTGCTTCCATTTCTCTAACCCATGATTTTTTTCTGATTGAAAATCATTATCGCTACCCCAATACTGAGCTTTTAAACCAGCATTTTGTTTCTTATACAACTTATGAAAAGCTTTAACTGTCGCTTTTTTTAAATTCCAATCGCAATAAGTAATGTCATCATCGCATTCAGGATTCCACAAAACGTAATTTCTATGTTTTTGCATAGCTACGTTTAAAGTGAAATATTCTTGATTCTTTATTCCTTCTAAGACTGTTTTGATTTGGTCAATGGGCTCTTCCACAAACAAAGTCATGGAATTAAAGCCGATTGTGACAATTACTGCAGTATGTGGACGGTATTCTGTTAATGCCACTTTATCTTCTGTCATTTTCATGCTCCTTTTGTGTTTCTTTTAAAAATTCTTTTTTCGCTTCATTTGTCAAAAATTTAAGCGTTAGCATAGTGGCATTTAAGCTTAAATAAAGCTTTCTGGTATTAACTTTATGCCCTTTGTTCCAATGCGATTGCTGTCTTTTAACATCACTTAGTTCAGATTCAATAGTTTTAATTCCTTCATTAAATAATTCTTTATCAATCATTTTCATGCTCCCTTTTTAATTTTCTTTATTATCAAATTTCTTTAATAACCGTCTTTCTTTTTCATTCCTTGCGCCACACTCAATGATTGCCGCTAAGTATTCATTTTTGAAAAAGTCCTCCCAAAAGCTATCGGATTTAGGCTCTCTAAGATCCTTATCAATTCTTACTATCATCGGCATAACGGTCTTAATAAAATCAGCGTCTGTAGTGCAATTTAAATAGGCTGTTTTAAAGCTGATCTGTTGGCTTGTAAACAACTTGAGACTATTCAACGAATAGGCTTGAATAACGAACCCTTTTGCGTTTGGAATAGGCACAAAGAAAAAATCAAAGCCGTTTATAGTAATAGGCGTGCCCCAGCTAATTAGCCATTTGCCATCTCTATCAACTTCATAAGATGTTCTTTCTCCAACTTGGATTGGCACCATTCTTTTCATTTTTTTTACCATCTCAATCATCATTATTGAAGATAATGGGAAAATAAATTTTTCAACATCATCTTCAGCGATAACTAAATTATCATCAATTTTAAAATCATCTACTTCATAAACTTCTACAGTTTCAAAACTGGAATAAATATGAATTGTTGCCTTAGTCATTTTCATACTCCTTTTTAGTACCACTTACTGTAAAGCCCCACGGAATTACTTTACAAAATGGGCATTGAATAACTTCATCAGCATTCTTTTGAAGTGTTCTGAAGTGTTTATGACAATTAACACATTCAAATTCATACCAGTAATCTTTAAAATCTACTTTACTCATTTTCATGCTCCTTTTGGAAAAATTGCGTCCATTTTTAATCTTCTCCTGGTTTTAATAGACTTGTCCTTTCGCGTTCTTTTAGATACTTGTACAACAATAGTCCATATCCTGAAATATCAAGTGCAGTATCTGCTAATGATTCATCTTTAACCTTTTCTTTGCCACCATTAGCAGTTAAGTTCTCTAAGCGGTTGAATTTGTCTTCAAGCCTTACAACTGCTGCAATAATTCCGAATTTATCTACAGATCTGCTAAAGCTATCACCATAGTCTTTATTTTTATTTTCTAAAATAACAGCTAAATTATCAGTATATTTTCTAAAATTACTATTCATTAAATAAATTACCTCTATTAATATTTTCTATTTGATTAACTGTATCTGCATATTCATCAAATCCAATGGGATCAATCGTTTTATTTTCCATTAGTAGAGTTACCTCTTAGTTTTATAATTATATAAATTCAAATGGATCGTTGGATCTAACTTGAGCAAAAACAGTTTCAACAGTTTCATCATATTGGTTTTTGCATGTATTAACTTGCCAACGAATTACACGACAATTAGGATGCTCATTTAAATAATCTCTTAATTGAGCTATTCCTGTATTGCCATGATATTCATTTTTAGATTCAACCCATTGGAATTCTAAAAAATTATCATAATAATCTGGAGCGATATATTTTGTAAATGTATAATCATTACTCAATCCATCTAATGTAAATTTATGTTTTCCATATCCAAGAATATGTAAATAAATAAAATCTTTTTTATCAGCATCTGCATCCAACATAAGATCATTAATTTTATCGAAATCTTCCATAATCAAAAGCGTATTCTGATTGTGTTTATTTTGTAAAATAGTTTTTGGTTTAGTCATATTTTTACCTCCATACCGTTATGAAAGTTAGGTATCCATAACATCTATAAACGTTGATATATCAAGGGTTTACAGCAAAACCTAACGACCTAACGCTTTTTTCTAAACTATTAATAATACATGGGTACTATATATATTATTAATAATTAATTTACATATTTTATTTATACTGTTATGTGTTATGTATTTTATATAACTCTTAGAGAGAGTAAGGCTGAAGGGCATAACGCAAACCTAACAAACCTAACACTTTTTAAATCCTCTAGCCATTTTCTTTTGAGATTGATCATAACCATTAGCACCGACTTCAAAATCCATATGACTCATTACATAGCGCATAGTCCTAATATCTTTATCTTTAATTTCTCTGCCTAATCCAACCATCAAAGCTCTGCGCATTTCTTGATTGGAAATAAATTTACGATCTTTGAATTGGCCATCTAATAAGGTCTTGACTTCATCTTCAACTTCTGAAGTTGCAAGGAACTGTTGACGATTATGAGATAAAATTGCTTCTTGTTTTGGAGAAAGTTTGAAAGGATCCTTTGTGTGTTTCCAAAGATATACAGCTTCACCCCAGACTTGATCAATTTCATCTTGTTTTAGTCCTTCAACAGGATGGACTCTTTGGCGCTTACTATCACAGCGAATAGATAAAAATCTACGATCACCCGATTTGTCTTTTAAGTGTTGAACTTCATTAGTGGTTCTAGCCATTACAAAACCTTTATTGAAAGTCATGATGTATTTGCCATATGAAGGTCGGTATCTGAAGACTTGTTCTGTGATGAATTTTTTCACAACTTCAAATGAACTCTTATTTGAAGCAGTCATTTCATCATCATTAACGATTAGTGCGTTTTTTAGTTCCGCTTTATCATCTTTATCAGTAAATGAATTGAATTGGTCAGTATAGAACCCACATGGTGCAATTTCTCTTAAAAGCGTAGTTTTACCGATTCCTTGCCCACCAACAAGGTCAAGAACATAATCAAATTTAGTTAGTGGATTATATCCCTTAGCCACAGCGCCCATAAACCACAAACGCACTGTTAATTTAGTAGCCTCGGAATCATCAGCACCAAGATATTTCTGCAAAAAATCATCAAGCCGTGGTTTCTTGTCCCATTTAGTCAAGCAAGTTTCAAAATAATCAATTACTGGATTATATGAATTAGCTCTAGCAACTGAATCAATCACTTGACTAACTAAATTGGTTTTAAATGTAACTTTATAATCAGGGCAAACCGAGATATAAAGAACAATATCATTAACCACACCATCATTTAATTGGCCTTTGGGTAAAACAATTTTAGAAATACCTTGTTTTGTTAAATCTAAAGTTACTTTTTTAGCCACATCAATTTCGTCAGTGAAGCGATTAAACCTAAGGACACCTTTTAAATTAGGATCATGCTGCAAAATTAAGGCTATATTCTTAGTACTGGTAGTTTTGATAGATCCGTCATTAGTTAAGTCAAAGTCCAATTTTGGCTTTTTATTATCTTGATTGATTTTTTTTACTTTAGATTGATCTAATACTTTTAATTTGCTCAATTTATGTTTCTTCGCCTCATTTCTTTATCTACCATGCTTTCACAAGTTTTATAAACTTCATCATCATTTAGCTTGTCTTCCGTATGGTCATTAGCAATTATTGCAAGTTGGTAAGCCTTATTTGGATCAACACCACGGAATAATAAGCTTCCCATAAAACTGGCTAACGCATTATTTCTGCCACCAGTCTTGCCTAGCCCATCAACAATTTTTTCAAAAAGTTGAGCAGTAGCAGATTTTTCACCTGAAGTGTAAGCACCGCTTAGATCATCATCGACTGGCTTAAACTCTTTTTGCTTTTCAAGAATTAAATTAATCAATCCTTGTGGCGGTTCTCTCATAGGCTCGGAATTTAACCATTTGTATTGCTTATCACCTAATTGGCTAGGAGCTACTACTACATAATTGTTTTTGTGAGCTTTGAGATCAACAGAAGGCAAAAATCCAATGTTTTGCTGGATTTTCAAATTCTTAGACTTCGCAAAGAAGAAATGAAATCCATTGTGCGCTGTTCTTTCAGTGAGCGTGTTCTTAAACCATTCATCATGATCAAGTGCCTTGATAGACTTCATGCCATCTTCACCGCCATGACGATCCACATCAATCACGAAGAACTTGTCAGTTTTCAATGCAATGTTCGCCGTTGGATATTTTTGCCAAATTTCACGGATTTCTGTGCTTGTAAGTGGTGGTTTATCCGCGAATTTAATTAATGGCTTCTTACTTGACCCGATTGGAATTACCGAAAAACCGTGTTCCGCATAATTTAAAGCGAAATTAACTAAGTTGGGATGCATGTCACCGCCTCCATAACAAATAGAAAATTAATACGATACCTATGAACCAAAATAAATAGCTTAAAAATATGTGCATTTTTTATTTACCAAATGGCAGATCGTCATCGGCTAATTCAATACCATTATTTTGATCTGCGAACGGATCTTGAGTATCATCTACTGGCAATTCTTTAGGCTGTTCTGCTCTACTAAATTCATAATTTCGATAAGGGCGATCAGGATTCTTCTTGTTTGGTGTTTCTTTGATAGTCATCATTAAGACTTTACCCTTTGCAGGTGTTAGTGTATTAGCTAAATCCTCATAAGCTTCAGTTTCAGAGTCATGATCAAAATCACTATCAGGAATTGGAGTATCTACCATTTCGCCAATTACTTGCAGCATTGAAATAGATCTAGCTAATACAAATTGAGGCATTGGCTTGCCTGTACTGGTTACTTGTGCAAGTGTTGGAAAGACGGATTCAGTTTTGCCTTCATATTTGCCTTCGATGACCATAAAACTTAACATCAAGAAATCACGATCTCCCTTTACATTGTGAGTCACTCCATCAAGGCTGACTTTATAAGTCCCTGCTGGAATATTTTCAAAAGCGTTGTATTCCTTACCCTTCTTAGGGTCAAAATTTGATTTCTTAACTTCATTTAATGCATCTAATAAACTCATTATTTATTCTCCTTTTTCTTTGCTTGTAATTTTTCTAAATCTTCTTTTTTAAACATGCCACTACAGCTTTCAAGTAGTTGCAGAATTCTGTGATCAGTGATATTGGCTGGATTATACATGGTTCTTAAAGCTTTCACTTCTCTAAAGTAAGAAGCATTTTGGCCATCGCCAATTTTCTTGGTTCTGATAACCACATCGCAGTTTCCGTTCACGATGTTGTAGTACTTGGTTTTTAAACTAGGCTCATAAGTAGTAGCACCAGTATTTTCATCTGTGATAGCCAATTCACGGCTGATGTAAATTACATTGAGCGGTAATGCCTTAAGATCCATTACAAATTGTTGTAAGGCTGTATTAAACATTGCATAGCCTTTGCCATAAGGAATATCGCTTAAGGCTTGTACACCAGCATCAAGGCAAATAGCCTGTTCGATCATTACACAGATGTCGTCAATTACATCAATAACCACGGTTTTAAATTGTTGATCTGCTGGACGCTTAGGATTTTCTACCTGAAGAGCTGTGATAATATCATCAAGTTGCTTAATAGCAGATTGTTCAAGCTTGCCTTGAGCATTTCTAATATTTCTGATTTGAATTGATGGTGCTGATCCTTGCTCACTGTTGCCATCAGTATTCAACACCAGTGGATTTGGAAAGAAACTTGAGAAATATGATTTGCCACTCATAGTCGCTCCCCAAATAAAGAAATTATGTGGTTGAGTTTTAGGATTTAGTTTTTCAACCTTTGGTAAACTAATCATTTTTGATTCTCCTTCTTGTTTTCAGTTTTAGTTTTGCGATCAGAATACCTGTTCTGGATAAATCACTACTGCCTTTTGTTAAAAGTTTTTCATGATTTATGATTGCTAGTTCTTTTCTTGAAATAGCTATCAGGTTATCTGGTGCAAAATTATTTCTATTACCATCTAAGAAAAGTACTGTTTGACTTCTTTTTAGCTTTTTATGATGATACTTTTCCCAGATATATCTTTGATACAATTGCCATTTATGTTCAGCTAATTTGATATATGTATAACCGTCTTTGTGCTTAACAATAGCGCCAATCTCTTGATATTTAGGTGGTTTTAAACCTTTTTTGAATCGTGTTTCAACTGATCTGCCACCAGGGTTAAAGTCTTTGCCTTTATTCCAAGGTGTCATGCCTTTAACAAACTGGCCCTTACTGTTTCTTTTTTGTATCATCTGGTGCTTCAACTCCAATCATGTGAGGAAGTTCAGAATTTGGATCAACTCTGTCATCCATAAATTTAGCTGCTGAAAGTACTACACGTGCGTTATCAATGATGGTACGTGCAACACCAGTCATTGCATGACTACGATTGGTTTCCTTTTTGAGTTCATCATCACTGATATCGTCTTTATCTAATCTAACCAATTGGTTAAAAAGCATATCGTTTAAATCTTCTAATTTATTGCTTGCCATTATTTATCACTTCCTGCTTTTCAATATTCCTTTTCTTTTAGCCATATAGAAACTCCATCCTTTTTTGTACCCATGCAATTTTCCATAGGCTTGAAGTTCCTTCATCGTGTGAAGTTCACTGACAGATTTATTAGCAACTTCCTTCAATAAATCGTTTTTAACGATTTCTTTAATCAATCGTTGTCTTTCCTTAGTTGCTTCTACTAAATCAACATCGCTTACTGGCTTTGCTTCATGAACTTTGATAGGCTTACCGCAGATGGGACATTTACCATCTTTAACCTCACTGGCTTTAACCACCGCAAAACAATAATCACAAGTAACAATTGATAAGCCAGGATCTTTTAATAAAGATTTGCTTTTCTGCTTGCCCGATTTAATGGCTTGCTTCCAGTCGCGGTCATCATCAGGATAACCAAACGTTTTAAAATTATTAGCATGATCAATAATGATGGCAGTTTTACCAGGTCTAGGATTTAAACATCTCATTGAAAACTGCAGATATAAGGCAAGTGATGCTGTGGGGCGTGCCATAATCACGCAATCGACATTCGGAAGGTCAACACCTTCAGTGAACAAATTTACGTTAACAAGTATCTTAATTTCTTGCTCTCGAAATTTTTGCACCGCTAGATCGCGTTTTTCTTTTGACGTAGTCCCATCTACTTCAATCGCTGAAATCCCCTCAGAATTGAATTTACGGGCTATCTCAACAGCGGAGTCAATGGAATATGTATATACGACCGCCTGCATCCCTGAAGCTATTCGCTTGTATTGCTTAACGATATGACCAAAGATTTTAGTAGACATCGCTTGTTGCATCGATTCCGCTGTATAATCTCCAGTAGAACTTCGCTTAAGCAATTTAGAATCAAAATCATCAGGTGGTTGAAAGTATCTGAATGGTGCTAGAAATCCTTTTTCGGTTAACTCACGGATCGATTGCCCAACGATAATATCGTCAGCGATCTGATCAAGTTGCATTTTTCCTGTTCTATGTGGTGTTGCTGTGAACAGCAAAACTATAGCTTTAGGAAATTGCTTTAAAATCCTTTGATAACTCTTAGCTAAAGCTCTATGACCTTCATCTACAATAATTAACCTAGGTTCTGGTATATTTTCAATATGTCTAGTTAAAGTTTGAACCATTCCTAAAGTTGTTAAATTTAAATCTACTTTTTGCTTTTTGAAAGTAGTTATAGTTTGATCCAATATTTCTCTTCTATGAACTAAGAAAAGAACACGATTTTTCTTAAGCGTAGTTCTTCTAGCAATTTCAGAAAAAATCACTGTTTTCCCTGTACGAGGGCGGTTGTTGAACTATAATGCAACGATTGCCATGCTTCATAGAAATAAGGACTTTTTTAATGGTTTCTTTTTGATAAGGTCTTAGTTCGAACAAATTTCATCACCTTCTTCATTGAGATAAGACCATTTATAGCCATACGCTTTAGGTCTTTCTCCCCTACAACAAGCTGATACATTTCTAAAATCAAAACCGTTTCGGCTGCATTCCATAGTGGAAGGCCAAATTTTAATTAAATTATCGTCAAGTGAATATTGTGCTACCTTCTTAGAACATGGCCCATTTGTTAAAGTTTTAGCCATTCTTTCATTTCTAGTCCCGTAATTGCTATTGTATTTAGAAGTACACCATTCTAAATTTGAAATATCGTTGTTTTTCGGATTCTCATCTTTGTGGTTAACTTCGGGCAAATTATCAGGATTAGGTAAAAATGTTTGTGCAACCAATCGATGAACAAGCAATTCTTTAGATTTATTATTTTTGGATAATAAAACTCTTAAATATCCACCTTTATCAATTCTGAATTTCAAATGATGTTCTCGGCCAAAGTTTCCTCTTCTTGGATAACTGTATACTTGCCCAGATGTACTTATTCGATATAATCCCTCATACCCTGGTATATCTGCCCATGTTTTAGTTTCGTTCAACCTTAATCACGCTCCTTCCACAATTTCGCCACCATGTTAAATGATGGATAATTTTCTTTTTTAACTGCTCTTTTGCCTAAATAACGGAGCTGCGCTTCAAAACTTTCATGGTGTCTATAAGCTAACCGGTAAACTATTGTTTTGGCTAAATGTCGATCATCCGCCTTAGCAGCACGATCAAACAATTTAATTAGCTTAATATCAGACAATCCTCTTAAACTAATCTTCATAGGACACTCTCAATCTGTTTCAAATCCAGCTTTACAGCTTCAATGAAGTTCTTGATGACTGCTGGATTGCCTGATTTTTTAATTTCATCAAGACAGTATTTAGCATCGTTAGCAACTGCTTCAATTTTTGTAGCTTTACTCTTGTATTGAATCCGTTCATTTTCCATTAACGCTAAAATCTGACATGCCATATCATATTCTTTATAACGTTCGTTTTTGATAGCAGCCTCAATTATTTGATTAAGAACCGTGCTAGGTTTCATCAATGTCTTTTGTGAAATAACAGCGATGGCATCCATAGCATGAGTCATATCCCCGATTTCTGCGAAATGGCAAAAACTTTCCATTGGCTCTGTAATATCAATTTCTGCTTTAATCATCTGATTGTAGTCCTCCGATTGTGCTTTAAATGAGCGCCCTTGATTTGCTTGCCTTTTTTAAGATCTTCATAAATCAATTTCTTATTAGGCTTAACAACTTCAGAGCAGACAATATAATCGATCGGCAGTTTTTCAGTGGCTTCAACAATTACAGAATCTTTGTAGTTGCGAGGCTTGAGAATATGGTTCTCTGTTTGGATTTCTTTTTGACCGCTGTCGTCAATGGCTTGGGTAAGAAATTCTTGAAGTCTTTCAGTTTGATTTTTAATGGAAGTTTCAACATCGCTTAATTGATGCTTCTTTTCTTTTAACCACTGAAGCTTCATATTATTTTCTTCGATCCAAGTGGCTACATTATCAAGTTTTTCATTTCTCGGAAGTTCCAAACTTTCTAACGTATCTGCCAAAGTCTCAGGATCAAGATCTTTTTCTTGAACTTGTTTAATGGCATTGTTTAACTCAAATACATTCATGATTTTTTCCTTTCTAACTAATCGTTGGCGCGATTAGGCTTTTCCCTTTTGCCATCACTAATTGCTTCAGTGGTAGCCCATAATTTTTTAATTGTTTCCTTACTAAGCTTCATTTTTATCTCCTATGAAAATAAATTGATGATTGCGTCCCAGAAGCCATAACTTAATAGGCTTAAACTTAAAAGCACTACAGCAATAAAGATTTTAAAAATCGTGTCATCCATATTGATATGATTTTGATGAATTGGCTTATTAAATTCACGATAAAAATTCTTATTTTGCATCCCAATCTATCTCCTTTCTGTGTTCATTCATCCAAATAGCAGCTGGATATTCGAAAATTGTCATCTTACCGCCTCTGCCTGGATGAATATTGCTACACCAATCCGGTTGAAACGGATAAAGAATATTTCTTTTAACCCATGCTGTGCCATGTGGTTTGGCATACTTTTTAGCAAATTCATCAATACTGATGGTTCGCCCTACTATTTGATTTTCAGGAACGTAACCACGTTTCTTCATAATTAGATCAACTACTTGTTCTAACGAAGAATCTTCAATTGCTAGTTGCATGTTGATCACTCCATTCCTAATACCTTGTAAATTTTCTTGCGAATTTGAACGGCTTTGGGATTGGTATTCCCTTTAATGGCTAGATTTACCACCGTTCGATTTTCTCCAAGTAAATCTGCAAGTTGTGCTTGAGACATATTTTTCTTAAGCAAGGCCATTTTGATTGAACTTTCTACTTGCTTCTTTGCATTTTCCAGATTTTCTTCAATTGGCATTTGTTTCACCTCACTTTTTGCGTTGTTCAACTTGTTTAGAAACTTATTTATAAATTTGTTTAGAAACTATTGACATTATTTAGAGTATTTACTAATATCAATGTATAACAAATAAACGTTTAGACAGTATCCCCATACTTTTAAAATACTATTTATTTGTTTCAAAACTTGTTTTTAAATTTGTTTCTTAACTTGTTGACAAAACTATTATTGCCTAAATCTTCTAAAAAGTCAATTGTATTTTAGAAGATTTTCTAAATAATTTTGTCAAGGATTGGAGAACCCTTGATATGATTGAATTTGAAAGAACAAAAAAATTAGCTAAAAATAAGAAAATGTCTTTACGTGAAGTAAATGACAAAGCTAAGTTAGGTACTAATTCTATTTATAAATGGAAAAGTAATAAGCCAGGATCTGATGCATTAGCAGCAGTGGCAAAAGTTCTAAACACTACTACTGATTACTTAAATGGCTTAACTGATGATCCTTCATTGCCTACTGATGATTCATTTTCATTGGATGATGACAAACCAGTAATGTATCACGGTTATAATGTACCTGATAAATATTTAGATATGATCCGTGGCTTAATGGACGCTGATATTAAAGAAGGAAAAGCTGATAAGCATGAATGAGTTAATTGAATACCTTTTGAATTATGCTTTTGATCATGGAATTGGTTATAAATTAGTACATGCTGATCCTTACGATCCTTCACTATCTTTAAAGAATCACAATCTAATGGTTATTAACTTAAATTGGCATAATCAAAGTGAGCTGCCTTTCATCATCGGTCATGAAATAGGACATTTTATTTTAGGTGATAAGGGAATTCTGTATTATAGTAGTTTTTCTGGTCAGAATTCTGAAGAAAAATCAGCCGATCTTTATTCCTTAAATTTACTATATGATTATGCATGCAGTCGTGGTCAATACTTTGAAGAACCAGGACAATTCTTAACAGCATATGGTATACCATCCAGAATGGCTGAAGGTGCTAAAAATTTATTTGAACGTAATGATAATTAATTACAGTCCAAATACTGAAGACTTTAAAAGCTGTCTATTTTAAGAGGAGGCTTTTCGATGAAAAGCAAGAATTTAGCATTAACAAATGGAATTGTAGGATTAGCAGGAGGAATTATTCTACTTTTCGGTATCTGGTTTATGGTTGGGGCGGCTGCAGCTCAAGCAGATAGTGAAAGTTATACCGCCTTTACAGTTGTTACTATTCTTTTATATGTTCTTAAGATTGCAATCCTAGCATTAGGAATTGTGGGAGCTGTTTATTATAAAGGAATGCCTGAAGTTAAAACATCTTCTAATGTTTTGATGATTGTCGGCGGAGCCATCTCATTAATTCCAGCATTAGGCTGGGTAGGTGGAATTCTTGCAATTATTGGAGGTTCTATTTATTTAGCCAACTTAAAAAACTTTAAAAAATAATTTTTAGTTAAATAAAAAAATCCCACCACTGCGCCAACAGTGATGGGACTAGTAACAAAGCTACGCCAATAGCTCTACATTATGAATATATTTGAATTAAACAACCATCCTACGCCAATAGCGATGGTATATATGAACAAAGCCACTTGAACTCTGCCCTCTTATTGTAGCAGAATTCAGGTTGCTGTAACAATAGGAGGTTATTTTTTTATGGCTTCAATTAAGAAACGTGGAAAGACTTGGTACGTCAGATTTTCAAAGAGAGAAACTCAATGGGATCCAG